GTAGCTCCAGGTAAGGTTTCTATTGGACTCGGGGCAGCTTGGTCTCTAACTGGTATAAAATAATCTTGGTCCACCGCCATCTGATTCATTCTTAAATCTACATTCCCATTTTTTGGGTCTACGACTGGGTCCCTTTTAAATTTATTAGCTACTTTTTGTATGTAAGCTTCAACATCTTTATCATCCATATTACCCACAAAAACTTTAAAAACTCTTCTTTCTGGAGCCCTAGAAGTTCTATATACTAACATAGCATCTTCAGCTAAAAGTAATTGTTTCCATATTCTTCTGGCTTTTTCTAACATAGAGGTACCATAAGGTAATCTCCTATCGTCACCCAAAAGTCTAAAATGAGCTATTTCCCAAGAATTAAAGGTTAAATCTTTTTCTCTCCATTTAAATTCTACTTGGTGTGCTTTACCGTCACTATTGTCAAGTTGGTTTAGGTAACTGTGCCCCTCCGTTCTCTCTATTTCAATGTTAGGTAGTTGATTACACCCTATAACGCCTTTTTCCGGGTCAATTTTTAAATAAACAAAATTATCACCATACTTACAAGCATTACGAATCCACATAATTAGATTTGTGTCAACATCTAATATATTATTAAATAAGTCACCTAAAATAGATTTTATTCTAGTAGATTCTGATTGTATGGATAATATGTAACCTTTTTCTGATGGGGTTGTAGATTCTTCAGCATAAATGTCTAAAGCTGCAGATATTTCTGGTGTAAATTCCATAGATTCGTAGTCATAATACGAAGCTAGTCTTGTTGGTTCATAGTATATGGATTTTGTGTACAGTTCATTATCTATCTTTTGCCATTGACTGGATAGATACATTGACTGTTGCATTTGTAACTTCTTTTCCTCGTAATCTTTTTTAGAGTCGGTTTTTAGTATCTCTTGTGACCCTAACTTAAATTTTTGATAAGTCGGTTCTTGAGCTGTGGGTCCAGCTGGTCCAAATAACTTTCCTAGTCTTTGGTATATTGTTAAGTTTTCTGCCATAGTGTTTAATAATACTGATTATTTTATAAATAGTAAATCATTTACTATCGGACTTTACCAAATAACCAAGCGTTTTGTCTATATTGTTCTTTAATGTCTGAGGTCGTATTACCAGGTAACCCAAACATAGGTTTATTCTGTTGAGGTTTTCTGTGGTCGGGTTCAGTATCACCAACATCATTACTGGTAGTCCAACTATCTAACATAGCCTTTGTCATACTATCAGCTTTATGTAAATCAGAAAAAGAATGCTCACCAACATATAAAGCCATAGATAAAGCCATGATTAAATCGTCATGTTTACCTTTCATATGGTCAGGTCTTCCATTTATATAAACAAAAGTACTCATTTCATTTAATAATCTTTTAGACCGTACTATAAATTTATGCCTTAAAGCTTCTTCAAATGCCGATATTATCTGTACCCTCTTATTGTTAAATGCTAAACCTGGTATTTTATTTATAGAGTTAGGGTTATATTTCCACTTATCAGCTGTGTTAACACCCTCCACATACAAATCTTTATAACCCAATTCTTGTAACTTACGAGAAGTTGCGACACCCATACCACCAGTTATATCAGTAACTACGTATGCGTTATACATTCCACCCCATTTATATATTATATCAGCAGCTAAGTCAGGTGGTATTTTTCCCAAATACTCAGCTACTTGTATTCTTTCGTCGAAATCTATAATGACAATAGAAGTAAAATCTTCCGAGTCACCCCTACTAACATCACAACCTAAAATGTACCTATGTCCTTCTATCGGTTTTTCCCATATCCACATTTGGTTCCCAACAAACATTTCTTCTGGGTCCCTAACATCTTCGTTTTTTATCTTTTCTATGGTTTCTGTTGATATTACATTATCTCCGGACCCTAGGAATGCACTTTCTAACTCCTGGGCCACCCTTCTTCTATCGTATTTAAGTTTCTTAACCATAGACTCAAACCAATCAGAACATGGTTTATAACCTCGGTGTTTTAAATCCTTAAATTTACTTAAATCACTTTCATGAATAAATTCATCTTCATTGTAGTCTTCCCTATTTAATAAAAAATGAACAATGTCTTTAGTATCAACCCAGTAAATATCTTTTGTGAATCTAGGGTCATTTTCCCAATGAAGTTCAGAAATCACAAAACTATTTAAACCTTTTATAGATTGTTCGTATATCTCATAATAAATCTTATCGTATCCGTTTGGTGTGGAAATTACTATCACCTTACCCCCTGTTGATAAGGAGGCCATACATGCCGCCCAAAAATCATCACCAGCTTCTATGTATGCGGCTTCATCAAATATTAGTGTAGTTGGTGTAAATCCTCTAAGTGCATCCACCGAGGTAGCGACAGCTTTTACCTCACTACCATTATTTAATTTAAAATGTTTCTGAGAGTCCTTCTCTTTAGAAAACCCAACATTAATCCATTCAGGCCATTGATTTAAAAAACCCCTTACCTTGTTTGCGAATTCAGAAGCTGTATCTAATTTATTAGCGATTACAAGAATTTTTTCTGGTCTGTTTTTAGAAGCGAATTGTAGTTTTTTTGATACCCAGGCCGCTGTTGCTGTAGAAACACCTGCCTGTCTATATTTTTTTGTTATATTATCATTAAAGAGTTCAAAGTTCTTTAACATCATTTTTTGTTCGGGAAATAAATTAAACCGAACATACTTAGATTGTGTATTATCGTAAGTTTCTAAATACGACTCAATGGCGTAATTGGTATCTTGTAGACACCTAGCATACTCTTTTATTAAATCTTCTTTATTCATATACTATAAATATCGGAAAAATGTTAACCTTTTACAAGTTATATAAAAAGTCTTTTTCTTTGGGGGTTAGAGAGTCCATACCACTTTTATTAATTTTGTCTAGTATTGTGTCCATGTCTAGGTCTTGGTCTTGGGTTGGTTGAACTGTGGTTGTTGGAATATCTATAGGTTCTGGAGTTTCACCTGATACATCTTCGTAATCTTCTTGTTTTAGTTGGTTTACGATATCTTTAATCATTTTTTTAACTTGGTCTTTACCTTTTTGGGTACCCGATAAAATTTCTTTGGCTAAATTTAAAAACTCCTGAGCTTCTAAACTTACAAATTTAAAATAAAAGTAGTTTTTAATCCTCTTCTGTTTGTCCACATCAAAGAAGTTATCTGGGTAAACCTCTAAAAACTTTTCCCAAATTACCGGACCTAATCGTAAATCCCAAATTTCAGCTGGTAGAGTATCTTCCATACCAATTACTTCTTGTGCCATATCTGGGTCAGATGGTAGTCCATGAGCTGAAACATATTCCATAACACCCTTATATAGTTCATGCACCAATATTGGGAACATTAGTCCTTTTGCTCTAATTGTCGGTGGGTTTGTTTCTAGGTCCAATTCTTCTTTTCCAGCCATAGCTTGTTCTGCTCCACCACCACTAATCATACCTTCCATGTCCGGCATTACCCAATACATTAAATCGTTTACTGACATTACTATCGAATATAAACCTATTAAGTCTGGATTAATGTCGTTTAGTTTTTCATTCACTAGGTGGTACATATAGTGAGCTTTTTTTGCCGAACCTTGTATTAAAGAATTAATAAATCTTCTTTTTTGTTTTTCTAAATCTAATTTTTGTAGTCTTTTCGCGGCTTCATCCTCCATTTCGAAATTTGGGAATTCTGGTTCTTCTTTCTTTTTCTTTTTCTCTTGTGGTTTCTGCTGCATACCAGACATATTTGGTTTTTCTAGTTTTGCGTCAAATTGTAAATCCCCATCCGGTATACCCATTTCACCAACAACTAATTCCACAGCAAGATTTTCTAAGGCTTCTTTATTTTGTGATTCTATCTGTAAAACTCTTTGGGCTGCCTGCATTAACATTGGTTGTAATGACATAAAGGTTTGTGGGTCAATATTTTCCACACCTGTTGCGTCTTTTACTTTTTGTACTACGTCCTGGAATCTTTGTGAAGCTATAAGTTCTTCGAAGTTATCTGGTATCCCATCTTTATCCACATCAGGAAATGCTTGATGTTTACCTAAAGGGTGGTCTTGTGACCGTAGTTTCCCTTCTATATCAGGTGACATTCTTTCTCTCCCAGAACCATAGTCTATCGGAGGTGCCTCA